CCATCCCTCTCCCCCCAGATTGTGGGGAAGGCGCTCCGCGATTCAGGTTACTTCCGGAAACAAATCCGCCGGGACGGCGAGCGTCCTCTGGTATGGTTCTGCGACTACACCTACGATCTGTACAATCCCCAGCACCCCTAAAAAAGAAAGCCCCGGGGGTAACCACCCCCCCGGAGCCAGTCGTACGAGACTTCAATGCAACAAAAAGCCCCGCCGACGTGTCTCCCCTGGAACATTTCCATTGCCAAGGGAGGCATGAAGACTGTACCCCTGTGCAGTATGTCCGTCAAGGACATAGACTTTCTGGAACGATTCTTCCTACGTCCCCGAATCTATCCAGCAGGTACTCCCACTAAGAAAATCAAGGAGCAGATTGCGCCTGCTTGGAATGGAGCCACCTGCAAGGGAGGAAGACGCAGCGATGCGAACACCGTCAGTGTTAGTACCATCGCCTTCGACTATGACTACCCGTCCTGGTCCCCGGGCAAGCTGCACTCCCACCTCAAGGAGGTTGGACTTGCCCACGGGATTCACACGACTCTAAGCCACACGTCTGAAAGCCCACGCTATCGGCTCGTCCTATTCCTTGACCGCCCCGTTACATCCAAGGAACTGAATGGCCCAGGGAAACGCAACCTCTCCAGGATCAAGGAGAGGTTTGCCAAGTTCCGCGAGAACGCTGCCATCCGGATCGGATACACTGAAGGTCTCGACGCATCGACAAAGGAAATGTCTCGCAACTGGGTATGCCCTGCCCGCCAGCCGGGTGTCCCATACGAGGGTTACCTCGATGCAACGAGTCCTACTTTGTGTGTGGATGACATCATGGAAGAACTACCCGAGCCCGGGCATAAGGTGCATGCTGATCCCAACGGCTACACCCTGCGCTTGGAGACTCCGATTGAACTGGCCCCAGACGGGGACAAGACCACCGTTGCTGATCTTGTAGAAGAGGCGACGGCTGCCATTGAACTGGCCAAAGCCCAAGGCCGAGAGCCCCGGGACGATGAGACCAAGTTCAAGTGCAAGTGTCCATTCCAAAAGGACACGTCATCCTACAGTGCCTTCCTCCGTGTGCAGAAGAATGGTCTCCCATTCCTCTACTGCACCGCTGAACGTCATGGCCACACCCGAGACGGCAAGACTCAAATCTACTGCAAGACCGCCAAGAAGAAGGGGCCCTCGCCTCTGTCTTTGGAGGGACGCAAGGTTCTCCTGGGTGAAGTGCCCAGGGGATTGATCGGGTACATCGAGAACAAGCTTGCATACAGCGCCCCACAACAAGTGTTCTACCGTCGCGCTGACAACTCGTGGCCCATCGCATCACCACTCAAGAAGGAGGGAATCATCAACATCCTCATCGGAAAGATGGAGGGGTCGATGACTTTGAACCATGTCCAAGCTATGGTTTCACACATCCTGTCCAGGCAGATTGAGGGGTTCGCCTGCGTGTCTAACAGCCAAGCATTCATTGACGAGGATGGAAAGCGGAAGCTGAATCTCTATGGCCAGCCTCTGCTGACAGCCACCCCGGGCAAGCACACGCGTATCAACGCCATCATGTCCATACTCTGTGGGGAGGATGCCACCGCTGTTGAGTGGTTGGAACATTGGAGTGCTGCTCTGGTTCAACGCCCCGAACGTCGTGGGATGGTTGCTATTGTTTCAATCTCTCCCGAGCAGGGAATCGGAAAGACAGGCTATGGCCGCATCCTCCGTGAGATTGTTGGGCACCACAACACTGTGTCCATCAGCAACAAGAGCATGTCCGACACGGCGAACGCTTCGTTCGTAACCAAACTCTTCGTCATCGCAGACGAGGTTGCAATGGACGGCTCCGACCGCTCCTCTGTCTCCTCCTTGAAGAGCTACATCACGGACGATACCATCCCTTGCCGTGCGCTCTACGCCAACTCGATTGAGGTGAAGAACCGCATGACATGGTGGCTGACCTCCAACGAGCAGAAGCCTCTCTTGGTTGAGCAGAACGACCGTCGCTTCACCGTATTAAAAGCCTCCCGAACAAGTGTTCAGTACCGGGACATGCTTGCGGACTGCTACGACAAAGCCCTGGGAGTGTACACCCAAGAGTTCCGCGAGGAGATTGAAGCGTTTGCCTACAAGCTGCAAAGCATGGTGGTGGACTATGATCTCATCGCCCGGCCCCTGGCCACCAAGGCACGGCAGGAACTGCAAGCCCTGTCAATGCCTCCCGCAGAAGAGTTTGCCCAAGCGATAGAGGAGGATGGGCCGTCGAACATCATCGCGGAGTTCCCGCCCGAGCATCTAAACCTTGCGGGCTTCGACCTATCGCAGGGCGTTATCCCATGTAGGATTCTCTTCCAAGCCTTCCGCACCTGGGCCAAGACCCTAGGCAAACGAGCGTTCATCAGCGAGAAGGAACTCCGGTTTATCGTCAAGGAGATCCCCGGTATCTCCATCGAGAAGAGACGAGTGGGAGGAGGGACCACCACCGTCTGCTACGTGGGATTCCCTACCCGAGAACAGCGGGAGGGAAACAACGTCATCCACCTGACGCCTGACAACTACTAAGGAAAGAAGAACCATGAGACGTTTCGTCTACACAGAACAGGTGCCCCCGGAGGCTATCACCATCCCGGGCGTCTGGAAGAACAAGCGGGGTAACGGCTTCCGCGTACCGCACAACGTGCATTCTCTCCTGGGCTGGGCACCCAGCGCACTGAACACAGTGTCGGATGAAATCCTGCACGAGGCCCTCACTTGCCCCAAGCTCATCCCGGGGCTGGACACGTTCGCCAAGCCCCACCAGAAAGAAATGATTCGGAAGATGCTGGCCCTTCCGGGCAGCCATGGGTGGGCCCCACCCGGCGCAGGCAAGACCCTGACTGCTCTGGTGGTAATGGCCAACACCTCTGGCCCAAGGCTCGTGGTGACCAAAGCGGCTGCCCGAGGCACGTGGGTAGAACAGATTCGCCGGTACACCAAGTTCGAACCCGTGCTGCTCTTAGGGCAAAAGCCACCACTGGGTTTTGAGCTTGATAAGGAAGTGATCTACATCACCGCATGGGAGACCATCAAGTATTGGGCGGACACCCTCTCTGACCATATCCGCATCACCGTGTGGGATGAAATCCATTGGCTGCGTAGGCCCAAGCACTGCAAGGCTATCGTCCGGAGAGACGGCTCCGTCAAGTTTGAGGGGCTGGGTAACAGTCTCGATGCCGCTCGGAAGATTGCCCAGGCCAGTGACCGGAGCATTGGTCTCACGGCTACACCCATCCCGGGTAGGGTCAAGGACCTCTGGACCCAACTTGATCTGGTTGAGCCCTGGCAGTGGGGAACCTTCCACGACTTTGGTGTCCGATACTGCGGGGGGGAACACACCGGCTACGGCTACCAGTACAACGGGCTGACCAACGCAGATGAACTGCGCGAGCGCCTGTCTTTCGTGAAGGTGCGCGTAGCCCGAGAAGAGGTGAACCAGCATCTTCCGCCCAAGCGCAGGGAGATTATCAGGCTGAGTGTTCAGGAGCAGAACAAGCCCGCCGCAATGAAGCGGGAAATCAAAAGGGCTGCTACGTCTGGAGACAAGGAGTCCTACTTTGAAACGCTTATGATGGAAGCTGCTTCTCGCAAGCACAGCTACATCCAGGACCGTGTTGTTGATTGCCTCCGGGCAGATCAAAAGGTCGTGGTCTTCACTGGTCGCCGACTTGATTGCGAACGGCTGGCCGACAAGTTGGAGAAGTTCTGCCTTGCCCGAGTGCCCAGGGCGCAAATCTGGTGGGCGCATGGTGGAACAGACACCACCGAACGGGACCGCATCCGCAACGAGTACATGGCTTCCCCGGGGCCCTCACTTCTTGTGGGGACTGGCGATGCCTGGGGTGAGAGTATCGACTTGCAAGACACAGACTTGGCCATCATCGCCATGCTCCCCTGGACACCGGACAAGATCATCCAATGGGAAGGGAGGTTCGCCCGGCTTGGGCAGACGCGGCCCGTGCTTGTGTCCTACATCATCGCCCGGGCAACAGCCGATGAGCATGTCGCTGATCTACTCCTGGACAAGCTGCCTCACGTTGGAGAGATTGCCGAGGACAACGCAGCCCAGGAGATTGAAGAGGCCATAGCAGGCGTTGACGATAGCCCCGAGGGTCGTGCCTCCCTCCTGGCCCGCATCATTGAGACCCCCACTTTTCCCGAACACTCCCCCTAAAGTAATAGTAACTTTATAGGCAACATAGTGGCGGACCCCCTTACCCCATGCTACACTACAAGTAGGAAAGACAATGCAACCGACCCCAATGATGCCCGACCAGGGTGAACTGCTGTACACCGGGCCCTCGGAGCGTGGGTGGCACCGCATCGAATCAATGCTCCGCTGTCCCAGGCTCTATGCGCTTAGGCATATCGAAGGCTTGGAGTTCCAAACAAGCCGTCCCCTGGTATCCGGAACACTGATCCACTTGGCCCTTGCCCACCACTACAAGAGATTGCAGTGTCGTCAGCAGGGCACAGACCCAGATGTTTGGAAACATCCCGAACATGCAATCGTGGCCCTGGCTGAAAAGAACGCTGCCCAGACCAAGTTGTGGGGGGAAGTCTTCCCCAACATCATCCCTGCTTACTATCAGTATCGACAAAACTGGAGCGCCGAGAAGTGGAAGGTGCTTGAAGTAGAGGAAGAAATGCGTGCCCGGTTGGGTCCGGAGAAGTTCCTTTATACCCAACGCCCCGATCTTGTGGTTGAGGATGAACACGAACGTGTGTGGATTGTTGACCACAAGTCTTGCTACCGCATCGTATCCAAGACCCTCCGTCAGCACATCCTTGACGGGCAGTTCCTGGGCTACCAGATGTTTGGCCGGGCCAAGTACGGCGAGCGGTTTGCTGGGGTCATCGTGAACCGCATCAAGCTGACGAGCCCCTATGACTTCGACCGCCGGGCCTTGGAGCCTGCACCCGCTGCGCTCAAGAACTTCACCAACACCGTCATCAATGCCGAGCGGTTGATCCAAGAGTACGGCAAGGACAACAAGATTTCTGACTTCCCCATGGCCCTGAATAATCAGACTTGCTTTGGGAAATATGGCCAGTGTTCTGCTTTCGAGCAGTGTCAGTTTGGCCTTCGGTGATACAATACTTTCTCTTTGTGTGTAGGAGTACATCGTGAGTAAAGCAAACGGAAAGACTCCGGCTATGCCGGGCGTCTTCATCTGCCTCTATGGGCCCAGCAAAGCCGGCAAGACTGTGGCGTCGGCTGCGGCTGGTTCCACGGGAGCATTCATTGGAGCCCCATCCGGGCTTATGTCCGCCCGCCAGTTCCTGGGCATCAAAGACCTGGACATCCGCCCAGCCAAGTTGGTGCCCGAGGCGACCGCGCAGATCAAAAGTCTATTGAGCCCTAAAGCTCCTTATATCCCTTCGATTGTGATGGATGACTTTTCCCTCATGGTTGAGTCCACCATCAACGAGTACGAGTCCAGCAAGGGCCGCAACGGAATGTGGAGTGCGCTAACCCGGGACGTTCTGGAGATTCGTGATGCCGCCCGAGAAGCCACCGAGCGCGGCACCATCGTCATTTTCAACTGCCATGAGCAACCCCCACGCAACTCGTCAGGCAAGTTCGTCCGAGGGGGCCCAGCCCTTCCTGGGCAACTGCCCGAGAAGTTTAGTGGAATGGTCGATGTGATTGCTCGTGTAGTATTCGAGCCAACCGCTGCCCCGTGGAAGTATCAACTGTGCTTCGAGCCCCAACCCGACTACGTGTGCGGCGACAGGCTTGGAGTCTTTCCGGGCAAGGCTCCAATGAACATCGCTGAGGGCCTACGCCACGCGGGCTATCCCATTCCCTATCCCCCCGGGATGGAGTGGATGTTCAAGGTGGTTGAGAAGCTGTCCGCCAGAATCCTGGATGATGGGATTGAGGACTGGCCGACTATCATCCAGAAAGCGTTCGGAGCCCTCCAAGGAGAACATCCTCTTCCCCATATTAGATGGGCGATGCAAGACGCACTTCACCGGGCCATCCTCATCCACCACCAGAACGTCGGTGTTGCAGAAGCCTTTACGGCAGCAGCAGAAGTACCTGACGACGAGGAACTCTTCGCTTAGACCTTTGGGGGGTCGGCTGCACCCTCTGCCCTTTCTTCTTTCCGGGGCAGGGTACCCTATCCATCGCAGCCGGCTCTCCATCCCCCCCTCCCACCGGGAGAACTACAACAACAACGTGTGTATCTAAGGAGCACCAACCATGGCCTCTGAAATCATCAATCCCACCATCACCGTGGACTTCACCGGAATGACCCCCGCCGGAGGAGCCTCTCTGGGCTATCTCTCCGAGGGTTACCACACGGCTACTGTCATTGAAACTCGCCAGTACGAGGACAACGCCAACCGGTTGTACATCTACATGATTACGGATGGCATCCGCCACCGTGAGAGCTTCAACCTTTCGGGCAACGGGCTCGCTTTCCTCATGGGCTTCCTGGTCTCCGCAGGTATCCCCGAGGACAAGATGAGCGGTTCTATGAACCTGCCTCTGGACAAGATCGTCAACCGTCCGGTGTTCTTCAACTATACGCCGCCCGAGTTGGAAGGCACTGGCCGTCGTGTGGAGGGTAGCTATCCCCGCTATCGCTTCTTTCTGAAGGACCAGTTCGAGCAGATCGTGAGCGCCATCAGCAAGCCTGTGTCTTCGGACTTCCAGGTGGAAGAGACTGCGCCCAACAAAGGAAGCAACGGGAAGGCAACCGCTCCGGCCGCCGCTCCTTCGGAAGAAAACTTCGACTTCTTGCTTGAAGGGTGAGTGATGCAGGGGTGTGTCACAAACCCAGCCCCCTCTCCTTCGGGAGGGGGGG